GCTTGGGCCGTATGACTGGAACCACCAGTACCTCGGAGATTAGTTCATCTCAGGTCGATGAAGAGGTAAATAATGGTGATTCGGAGCATTTTTCAGTCATACGTCCCAGGCAGGCCAGGACCAAAAAGCCCCGTATCATGTACCGTGTTCGGGGTGATAATGGTCCAGATTGGGATATGCCAAACAATGATATTGAATCTGTATCTCACGCTGTCTTGGAGAGAGTATTTTTCGTTAAAGATGGACGTGGGGGTTTCCGGCGTGCGCCTAAGCCTTGGACGCACAAGAGTGTACTGAATGAACCGGACCCCATTAAGAGTGCACAGCAAAAGGTACAGGATAGGTTATCGACTTTCAGCAGAAAGATGAAGGCTATTGCAGATAAACACGGTAAGGTCAGCCCGTTGACAGATGAGGAATTCGTTTCTTATTACGGTGGGGCCAAGCGTCGGTGTTATGAAGCAGCTGTTGAAAGCTTGAGGGATGAGAACCTCAAGAAGAGAGATTGCCGCGTGTCTGTATTCACAAAAGATGAGTACAGGAAGCCTGGGGGAGCGCCCCGTGCAATACAGCCACGTAGTCCAAGATTCAATGTCAAGTTAGGCAGGTATATCAAACATGTTGAACATGAGATTTTTCATGCTATCGACGAAATATTTGACCCGTATGGTGAACATCGTACAGTGGCCAAAGGACTTAACATGGTGGACAGGGGTAACGCAATAGCTAAAATGTGGAGTGAGTTTTCCGACCCAATTGCTGTGGGTCTTGACGCAAGCCGATTTGACCAGCACATTAACAGATTGTTGCTAGGTCTTGAGCACTCAATTTACCACATGTGGTCGACAGGCACCGGAAATGGCCTGCCGAAGCTATCTACGTTGCTCAGATCCCAACTGTCCAACGAGGGGGTGTATAAAGGTGTAGATGGAGTGCTACGATATTTGGTTGATGGATGCCGAATGTCGGGCGATATGAACACCTCCCTCGGTAACGTCATCATCATGTGTTCCCTTATGTATGCTTATTTTGATCATGTAGGCTTGCGAGGGAGAGTCAGGCTACTAAACGACGGGGATGATTGTGTAATCATTATGGATCGCAGGAATTTGTCGCGATTTCAAAATGGGTTACAAGATTGGTTTTTGGAGATGGGTATCACTATGGAATACGATGGTATTTATCGATCGTTAGAAGAGATCGAGTTTTGTCAATGCAGACCAGTTCGTTTTGGTGAGGGATGGCGTTTGGCCCCCCGACCCACTAAGCGTCTGTATTCAGATCTGGTAAGTACCAAGCCATTATTCAGTAAGAGAGTGTACCGCAAGCAAGTCGGAGCCATAGCTGGCTGTGGACTGGCTTGTTCGGTGGGGATGCCCGTTTTTCAGGAATTTTATCAGTGGTTGGGTAGAGGAGCGACACCTTGGATACCGAAAGAAGGAGATCATTATTATAAGTATAGACAAGAGTTGGTTGATGGCCTGAGTATGAAAGCTCGTGCGCCAACGTTTGATGAAAGAATCAGCTTTTACTTTGCTTTTGATATAACTCCAGATGAGCAGGTTTCCTTAGAGCAATACTACCGTAACCTTCCTGATCCCATCCATTCTAAACCCATTGACAATCCTGTAAGGCTTTTAGATACCATTCAATATTACGTCGAACCAGAGCAGAAACCACAACGAGTTGTCATTTCCAGGGTTAGCACGCCCTAAATCCACACTCATCGTTGTTGTATACACACTAAACCACACTCACACGAAATACGTACACATGCCCAGCGGGAGGGGGCTATAATACCCCCGCTTCGGGATCCGATAGTAATATAAATCCAAGCCTCTGCTGAATCTTGAATTCATCCATGCCTCTGGTTGCCGGTCGGATCAAACCACACACCACATGTGCCACAATGGAAGACGTATGCGCTGTTCGCAGTGTCGCGCGACTGAGCTAGTGCTCCCACCCCCATGATTACGGGCGATAGATCGAATGCGCCCTTACGATAGATTAGAACGCTTGGGGGTGAGAGTGGGAGGGGTATTTACCCCAGGGAGCAGAGCCGAGTGCCCGCTTAAGATGGTGAGAACCGTCCAGAAAGTTTGGCTCTGTGGGCGATCGCGATAGCAGGATTAAGGTATCCGCTATTCGTTAAACTAGCACCTTACTAATTCCAACAATAATAAAAATAAAAATAAAAATAGAGCACCATTCACAAATACACAACGCAGCGTGCGGCGCCAACGGGCGCCCGTTGCGACGGGGATAGCCACAACATCCGGTATGCCAAACATGCAAGGCAACCGTGATGGGAGTACCCGGGTTCGCCACCG